CGAAGTCGTGGTGCGTGGTCGCCATAAAGAGATTGAAATGGGCAACGCGAAGGTCAGTGACAAGACCGACCACAAATACAAAACCACTTGCAGCTATTACAAGCTCACCATCAATGGCGAGACGGTGATCGAGCTCGACTTCATCAACGGCGTGGAAATGGTAGGCGGCGTTGACCGGACAGCCGAGATCCGCCGTGCCATCGGCATCTGAGCCTGAACCACCGGGCAGACGACAGATTCATTCCATTTACTACTACTGAAAGCAATCATCATGAGCACACAACAAACAGCCGCAGTCACTTTGCCAGCAGAAAAAGTCATCGTTCTGGATGAACCGATCAAACGCGGCGACAACATGATCGGGCAGATCAGTATCCGCAAACCAAAATCGGGCGAGCTGCGCGGCATTTCGCTGGTCGATCTCAGCAATATCAACGTGGTCGCCTTGCAGCAAGTGTTGCCCCGGATTTCCACGCCAACCCTGACTGCGCAGGATGTCGCCAATCTGGATCCAGCCGATCTGCTGGAAATCGGCGTCGAGGTCGCCAGTTTTTTGGTCAAGAAAACGGACCGCATGGTGTTCCAGAAAGAGTAGAAGACGCCATGGCAGACATCGCGGTGGTGTTTCACTGGCCACCATCCGCGATGGATGAGCTGAGTGTATTGGATTTGATGGAGTGGCGTGAGCGCGCCAGAATCAGAAGCGGAGCCGAATAATGTCTGAGCGTGACTTAAAACTACAGGTGGTTTTTTCGATGATAGAAAAAATCACCGCTCCTCTGAGAAGCATCCAGAAGGAAAGCGGCGCAGGCGGAAAGGCGCTCAAAGCCCTGCGCGATCGCTTAAAAGAGCTGGACACGCAACAAAAGAACGTGTCCGGCTTTCGCCAGTTGCATAACGGCTTGCGGGAAACTGCAGGCCGGTTGGAGGCCGCCCGGCTGCGCGTAAAAACGCTGGCAGAGCAGATGCAGGCCACAGAAAACCCGACGCGTACTATGACGCGGGAATTTGACCGTGCAACCAAAGCGGCAAAACTCATCAAGCAGCAGCATGAACGCGAGAGCCAGCAATTGCAGGTGCTGCGCGACAAACTCAGCGCCGCAGGTATCAGCACGCAACAGTTAGGTCAGCATGAGCGCAGTCTGCGTAACAACATTGCCGAGACCAATAAGCAGATCACAACCCAGCAGCAAAAACTGGGAGAACTGGCAAAGAAACATGAGCAGTTTGCCGCAGCCAAAAGCCGTATGGAAAAAGCCCAGTCTCGCGCTGGCGGCATGGCGATGCGAGGCATGGGTATGACCATGGCGGGCGGTGCAATGGGCACGCCAGTAATTAAAAGCATTGGCGAAGCTGCCGAGTTTCAGCAACAGGTTTCTCGCTTGCGTGCATTGGGAATCGGTGATTCGATGGTAGAAGAAGGTGTCAAATTTGCTAAAGGTATGGATGTTATGGGTAGCAGCACTTTAGAAAATTTGAAGCTACTGACCGAAGCACACTCCATTCTGCGTGATTTTCACCATGCACAAGAGGTCACTCCACTGCTCGCCAGAATGAAATTTGGTATTGAGGGGGTGATGCAGCAACGCGGTCACGGCGAAGGCCACGGCGAGAACGCCGAAAAAATGTTCATGGACCTGATCAAGGTCGCCGAGCTGCGCGGTGCACTGACCGATACGGACACCTTTAAACGGGTGCTGGATTTCTCCACCAAAGCCTACGTGGCATCGGGTGGCCTGGTGAAGCCAGAGGATCTGCTGAACATGATCAAAACCGGTGGCGTGGCGGCCAAGCAGCTCTCGGATAACAGTTTCTTCTTTGGTATGCTTCATTATATTCAAGAAGTAGGAGGTGACCGCGCAGGTACATCACTCAAGGGAGCCTATCAAAACTGGGTAGCCGGTCGCGGCACCAACAAATCTATGCAGGAATTAGCCGCCGCAGGATTGTTAAATAAAGGCGATATCGAATATGACACCACAGGTCGCATCCTTCAAGTTAAAGGCAAAGGCTTACGCGACGTCGAAAAATATACGAATGACCCTTATCAATACATGATCGATGAAGTTTTGCCACGCGTTATTAAACCCGGAATGACCGATAACCAGGTTATGCGCCAAATAGGGATCATGTTTTCCAATACCAAGGGTGGTGATTTCATGGCAACCATGTATATGGAACGTGCCAACGTACTCAAACACCGCATCGCTGCGCAAAGAGCTTACGGCATTGATCCCCTTAATAAAGAAGCTGGGGATATTTTTAACGGGAAGTACCTCGATTACCTTGCAAAAAGAAACAATTTAGAACTGGCGTTTGGTGAACAAATTCTTCCTTCGGTGAACTCTGGCCTGGATATGCTCACGAGTACCTTGAAATCCGTAGGAAATTTCATGCAGGAGCATACAACCACCGCCAAAGTGCTTGCCTTGTCGTTTGCGGGACTTTCCATACTGCTGGTGGTCTTCGGCATGTTGACGATCGCGCTGGCCTCAGTCATCGGGCCATTTGCACTGGTGCGCTATGGTCTGACGCTGCTAGGCATACAGGGCGTGACCGTGTTTGGTGTGCTGAGACGTATCGGCGCAGGGTTTCTACGTTTAGGCTCACTGACGATGCGTACCGGTAGCTTGCTGATGGCAGGTGGTCAATATGTGTTGCGCTTTGGTGGGTTGCTATTAAAAGCTGGTGGCTTTTTACTACGCTTTGGAATGATGGCTTTGGCCAGCCCTGTCGGGCTGATCATTGCTGCAATTGCCTTGCTGGCGGCAGGGGCTTACCTGTTGTATAAAAACTGGGAGCCGGTCAAAGCATTTTTCGGCAACCTGTGGGAACAGCTACGCAGCTTGTTTTCCGGAGGCGTGGCATGGCTGGGTGGGCTGGTCGGCAGGTTTGCTGATTTTGGCAGCAACATCGTGCAAGGTCTTGCCAATGGCATCAGCAATGGCGTGGGTGCGGTACGCGATGCGATCGGCACGCTGGGCGACAATGTGGTGAACTGGTTCAAAGACAAGCTGGGCATCCACAGCCCCAGCCTGGTGTTTACTGAGCTGGGTCAATTCACCATGCAAGGCCTGTCAAACGGCATCGCCAACAATGCCTACCAGCCACTGGAACAAATCGGCAGCATGACGCGACGCATGGCGCAAATAGGCGGTGGGCTGGTACTGAGTGCCGCAATAACCCCAAGCATGGCGGCGGCATCTGGTGTCGAACCCTTCCGCTTTGACAGCAGACCGCCTATTTCAGCAAACAACATGCAAAGCCGGGCTGACACTGCCCCCGCACCGATACAGATCATCATCAACGCCGCACCAGGCATGGACGCGCAGAGCATCGCGCAGGCGGTGGCGGCAGAGATCGACAAGCGCGAGCGCACGCGCCGCCGCGCACAGGGTTCTACCCTGCATGACTACGATTAAACAGAAAGGACACGCAGCATGATGATGAGTCTGGGACAGTTTGTCTTTAGCCTGCCGACACTTGCGTATCATGAATTTCAGCGACAGATGGAATGGAAACACCCCGCTACCTCACGCGTGGGCGAGCGCGACGCGCATCAGTATGTGGGTAAAGGCGATGAAACGATTAACCTGACCGGCTGGATCGCACCCGGGTTTAACGGCAACCTCGACTCTCTCGCAGAGCTATGCAGCATGGCAGACAAAGGTGATGCCTATGTTTTGGTAGAAGGCACAGGCCGCGTGTATGGCGAATTTGTGATTACGAATATGACCGAAGGCAAAAGCGTGTTTCTGGAAGACGGCTACCCGCGCAAAGTGGACTTTACCGTCAGCCTGAAACGCGTGGATCTCGGCAAACAGGTCGGGAAATAAAGCATGGCCTATCCGAAACCAGCCTTTCAGGTGACGCTCGATGGGCGCGATATCACCAACAAAATTTATCCACGCCTGGTGAGCCTGACACTGACCGAGCAACGAGAAAACGCCGTCGACCAGCTCGACATTACTATCGACGACAGCGACGGACGTATAGCGATCCCGCCCACAGGTGCCAAGCTGACATTAAAGCTTGGCTGGGAAAGCACAGGCATGGTCGATAAAGGCACGTTTATCGTCGATGAAGTCGAACACGAAGGCGCACCCGATACCCTGATCCTGCGCGCACGCAGCGCTGCCATGGCCAAACCGGTGCGCGTCAAGAAAAGCCGCAGCTTTCATCAAAAAACGGTGGATGCTATCGTGGGGCAAATCGCCAGAGACAACCAGCTCGCCCCCAAGGTGGGCAAAAGCTATATCGGCAAAAAGGTGGATCACATCGATCAGACCAATGAATCCGACATCCATTTTTTAAACCGGCTCGGCAAGCAGTTTGATGCAGTAGCGACCATCAAAAAAGATGCCTTGCTGTTTCTGCCGATCAGCGAAGCGACCAACAGCAAGGGAGAAAGCCTGCCCAAGATCACGCTCAAACGGCAGGATGGTGATAAGCACCGCTATCACC